CTTCAAGGTATCCTGGCTGCTTATAGTGATGACGGATTGCTCAGGATATACTTCAGGCCCGGAACAGTGGATGTGAAGCACAAGCTGTCAGTTATGCGTGCTGAGTTTGCTAAATATGGCCTGCAATTCCAGTATTCAAAGACTGCTGCATCATGTGAAGTGTTCTAATATTTGGGTGTCCTAGTTGATACGGGTATGATAATCTCAACATGGTTCAAAGAACTCTGTAGCTTTGGTAAGAGGAAGACATCACCTGGTTTAGACACCATATACGATAAGATACAGTTATTGAATAGCCAGTCATCTGCAATATGCAAGGCTGGTGGGGACCTCATACTTTCGCATTTCCTATCCACATATGGTGCAATACGTGTGCTTAGGCGACTAAACTCGAGTGCATCCCCAGTCACGTTATCACTCCTATTGATAATACCTTCATCTGCAGGCGGCTTTAGGATACAATCTCCCACTGAACTGTCATCTGTAACATGCATAGAGTCAATAATGGAATTTGCTGCTGACTTAGAGATACTCCAGGAGAGATTTCCTGCTTACACTTCAGCCATAGCAACTAGAATATCCGAAAATCTTCTATCGCCACCTGACTCGCTGAATGGTCTGATTAGTGCCTCATACTTGCAGACATCATTGCCAGATACGTCAGGTATGGGTCTGACGAGAGGTCTTATATCGAAGGGTAATTTCCAGAAGGGTGACACAGGTGACCCGATAACCCAGCTCATCAAGGACTCTATTATTTCTGAGATAAAGTCTTCATATGAGGTGCCAGTCTCAATCGTGAAAAAGTTGATTAGCTCGGTGCCATCAGTTATTGAATATCAGAAGAAGATGGCTCTCGTGAAGGGGCATACAGCTCTTAAGTTTGTCTCAAGGAGGGATATAGCTTCAGCTCAGAGGTCTGACACACGCATTTGCATGAGATCAATGGATGAATGGATAAGGTACCTAGAATCATATAGAGGTGAACATAAGAACATAAGAAGCAATGTTTTCGTGGACTTCATTATCCGTATCTGCTATCCAGGTTTTAGCATCATGCCGATGAAAGAGAGCTCACGTGTTGCACTGTTACCGTCTATTGTTAATCCTGAGATAGTGGCTTCAGTTGAATACACAGCAGATGGTCTCATAACCGGCCAGAGGTATAAGGAACCAGCAATGAGATTCCTTGGTACTCAGCTCTCACAGGAATTTAGCTCTGAACGAACATCTGATGACTCACAGAGATCACTAAGGAAATTCATCACCACATCTGCAAGGATGTTGTCGACTGCACCTGACCTAATTAAACTTTATTGCATTGTTGCATCTGCGTTCAATCTTCCATGCCCAGCACCACTCAGTATGACAGCTTTATCAGCTCACAGGTCCACTAGGAACTTTGGATTGATTGAAGCACATGTACACCTCCCATCACCATATCACGCACTGTCAAGTTCTAGGATAACACAGTCATTTTGGGAAGACATAGGTGAAACTAATAGGGCAGATAGGACTACATACTGTGAGCTAGCAAAGTTGGCAGCATCACTTGAGGAAATTCCGAATAGGAGCTCTAGCTTTACAAGGTCTATCCACAATTATTACTATATTGTTCGTGATCACGATAATAATATATTCAATCGTGAGATGAAGAGTCGATTTCACCCACCTGATAACCTGATAGATCAGCACACCACAAGAGTGTTTACATCACTTGCTATAGAAGAGGAGCAGCAGAGAAGAACGACAGAGACTATGATACATGTTCAAGGTCTTCTTTCAGTTTCATCTGATCCGGTAATCACGAGGTCACTACTGCTCTCGATGTACACAGAGTGGCTATATTCATCGATCGTGTCACATAGGGTCTCTCCTCACGTTGTATCATCAGGATATTTGCCAGATAGTCTTAGGATTGGTATAATGCTTGATGCTGCATCGTCAGTGGCAATGAAGCTCTGTTCTGCTGGTTCAAGGGCATCAATATTACGGGAGATGGGCCCGGTTATAAGGAGTTATATTCGCACGGGCTACGACATGGAGTCTGCAAGAGGCGAAATTGAGTTGTCAGAGCTATGTGAGAGGAAGCATGAGTCCCTATACGAGTATGAAAGGAACCTCAGTGCGATATATGAGGCCTATATAACATCTAGCAACTTTGACTCAGCTGACGTTCTCTTTTCTGATTACTCAGTTTTCAATGAGCATAATCTCA